TGTCCTTAACCTTGGTTACGACACCAAACTCTGTGGGATGCATAGCACCATAATTAAACTCAATCTTTGTACCAATTTCAACCATTTTTACGTCCTTTCTCAATTTCTATATACATTATACCATATCTAACAGGGTTTGTCAAGGGAAATCTTAAAGAAACCTCTCTAATTTGTTTCCCTTTGAAGGGTGCTTCAACTTGCGTAGTGCTTTTTCCGCAATATTACTAATACGGCTGCCCGTTACCCGAAGCTCATGACCAATTTCACTAAAGTTAGCATTATTAACACCAATACCAAAACAACGCCGAAGCACTCGTTCTTCCCGAGGCTTGAGAGACAGCATTGCATAATTTACAGCAGTCTTGATTTCAGTGGTAAACGTAGTCTCCTCGGGCGTAGGACCATTATCAGCAAGGTCATACACAGATTCCAGAGGAACAGTTTCAAAATCTTCCTTAAAATCATCCTTTGCGAGAACTCGACAAATATCCACATAACGAGATATATCGGTGAGACGAATTTCTCGTAGAGCAATACTTTTTTCTGTGGTGTTGGTGGTATGATCTTTTACAAATGCCATAACAATCTCTTCATTTCTCAATTTCTATATACATCATACCATATCTAACAGGGTTTGTCAAGAGAAATCGTCAGGGCCGATGCGTTGATTATCTTTTTCTTTTGGCCAGTTCCATAGCCACCCAGTTTGTTGCTCTGGTATTTGTCACCTTCTTACGGAGTAATCCTTGTACACGTTTCCATACTATTTGAAATATATCTTCACCGGCATCATTGTTATCAACTACAATAAACCCCTGTCGAAACATATTGCTGAACGTACCTATATTCGATTGTACGTCTTTCCATCCTGTGACTACGATTTGTTTTTGAAGAGAACGAGGCCGTTCTTCATTACGTTTTAGTGCAACATCAAGAGAGGTATTCACATAAATCATATATGTGTCATATCCAAGCTCTTCAAGGCTTGCTTTCTGCTTTAATATTTTATCTGCATCTTTACCTGTGCCATCTATGATTAATCCAAGACGCCCGTCAAGATAATTTTGTTTAACTTTTGCAGTAATTTTTTTTGCATGAGCTCGAACCGTTTCTTTGCGTTCAAACTCTTCTGGAGGCATTTTTAGAGACAGTCCAGCCTTCTTTAGAAGTAATTCAAATACAATGTCCGAATTAACTACCTTTAAGCCTGTGCCACCAGTGGTTCGTCTTACCACATAAGATTTACCACTACCAGGGCCACCAGCTAGGAAAAAGGCTTTAAATATGTTGGGGTCATACAGACCCTCTTGTAGCTCTTGATAATATTTCATCTTTTTTTGATCCTGTTGATAATGGTTCCCTACGGGCTAATATATATTTATGTTCTTCTGAAAGTGGAAGGTAGCTGCGATTTTGAGTCTGGAAAATCATTTTTTTGATTCGATTCTTGGTCTTTGTCATTTTTTCGTTCCTTTTCATTTTAAGTTTGTGGACCGTAGGTTTTTTGTTAATATGTTTCTCCTTCCTTAATTATTCACAACATTGTCATATCTGACGAGCAGATTGTCGGGTGTTGTAAAAATCTTCTGGTTGATCATAGTTAATGCCTCGCTTATTTACCACTGGGACTATGTTATTAGTGGTTCCTTCCAGTTTCTTCTCTACGCAATCTTTCACAAGAGTCATGATTATTTTATGCGTTCTTTCAATAACATCAAAGCGATGCTGAAGGTTTCTAATCATGAAGGGGCCACGAAAAAATCTATCAACTGTCTCCTTTTCAGCACTTTTTTGCATCGCCGAAGATGGGAGTTCCAATTCAACAATCTCTCCAGCATGTAGTGCGGTATTTCCATTTACTGTTACTGTTATCACAAATCCTGCGCCCAGCTGCGCCATTTGAGAGCTGCGGCGTTGTAGCCATTTTCTTGGATTATATCCTTGATATGGATATAACCCTTGAGCATTCGTATAGTGTGAATCAATACCTTTTGCAGTATCCTTTATTGATACGGGCAACATAAATGTTTTTGTGGGGAAATCTGATATTCTTTTTCCATCATCATCTAAAGCCACATCACTGAACATAGGATTTCCTGAAGCTCCATGAAAATAATTGATATGATTCTCGTTGGGAAAAGCATCCAGATAATTATAGGTGGATGTTGTGAATGTCTTATTAAAAATATCATGGGTAATGAGCGTAGAGCCATATACACCAGAAGAACTATTGAGCAGAGTATCAGGTTTCTGGCTAATATTATAGTTCAGTATCTTTTGAAATTCCCCCATAATGTTTTGCCGCCCGCCCTTGAGGACGCTTAAACCTCCCTGAGAAGAGGTTGTGTAATATGCAGTTATGGGAACGGCGTATAGACTCTCTAACGATCTGAAATGGAATCCCCACATGGTTTCATAAAATAAATATGTTGGTGATTTGTGTTCCTCGGACACGGATTCCCTTTTAGCCATCTCAATAATATCAAATGGGTGCCAATTAGGTCCGATTATTTGTTTGATACCAGAGCTAGGTTCTATATACAAATCCTTGGTGCTTTCTAGTTCACCTCGTAGAATGGACTTCACAATATCAGCATATGTTCCCTTTAGAGTTTTTGATATCTTTTTTCTCTGATTTATCATTGCTTCCATTGATATAAAATTAAGAACATGAACTTGGTTCATGTCTCCTATCGGAATAGATGCTTCTATCTCATGAATGAAAAACACCTGTTCTGTAAAATCTATAATATCTGGAAACTTATGAAGCGATGGTGTGCTGAGTTTTAGTCTCAGAATTTCCTGGCCTAGAAGGGGCATTATGTTTGATAAATTAAAGTTGTCCTTAAAGACAAGACTTCCACTCAAAACGACATTCTGAGTATCTTCATATATAACAACTTCCATTACCTCAGTTGTAACATCAACAGGGGTTTCTCCTACTGATATAATTTCTGCTAATTCTAACTCAAAATCACCAGCCACGGCGATTGTTTTCCTGACGGCCATATTTGATTGAACTTTCTGCCATTATTGCTTTGAACTCTTCTGTAAATTGTCCGATATAACCGGGATCAAGAAGTCGTATCTGTCTTTTTTTATTTTGTTCTGATTCCTCATACTCAAAGTTTGTAATCTCTGTGGCAGCAGGATAATCTGTATTACTGGTGCCAATATCAATCTTTGTTATGGTCTCACCGGAAGTCTGAGATATTTCATAATGGTGCGTTCCATTTGGATCAGAGTATTTTTCATTGAGGAAAGAAAGAAATTGGGGTGTACTAAGAGGCCAGTCATGATATCTGTCAGTGATATCATTCATCAGCAATATAATCCAATGGTAATCAACATCGCCATATAATCCCCATGCGATACTCTCAGGCGATTCACCTTCCCTTACTTCATAGGTATCAAACAAAGCGGTGTTTACCTTGACCTTTGTTCTTATCGCTACTCGACGCAAGAGATTAGTGACAATCTTGAAATTATCATCGCCTTTTGAATCATATAAAATAACCGGGAAAGACTTAAAATACATTGTTAGAATCCTTGTTTAGCTCGTTCTCTTGTTATAGTTTCTATTTCAGTAAAGGATAATGAAATAGCAGTTTTTTGTGGAGGCGGGCCTTCTAGTCCACCACCTTCTAACGTGGTAGGTTCATATGTAACATATTTGTCGTCACCATAATCTACATCTAGAGAGGTTAAATAGCAAGTTGAAATTCTATTAAGAAAGGGATTTTCATTACTATGGTAGAAATAAAAAATATCAAATGTATTCGGTATTTTTTGTATTTTTCCTTGAGTTAGTTTAAATTTCCCTAAATCAAAAGGTAAATTAAAATTTGATATATATTCCGGCAACATATGTTCTTTAAAGGTTTGTACTATTTTATAAACCATTCTGGATTCATCTTCACTCTTTGGAATGAAATTGAATTGAAAAGAGAAGGCTCGGCGCTCGACATCTGTAAACATCACTTCCATTTTACTACCTAATACTGCTCCGAAACTTAATTGTGCTAATGCAACGCTGCCCGGCGTAGCAGCTGCGCGGGTGGCGGTCAGGGCCTCCAGGCCCAGCATGCCGGCGGATTCGGCGGTGTCCTTGAACCCGGCCACGATGGAATCACCGAAACCCGCAGGCCCGCCGCGCGAGAGTTTTGCGACTTCATCAGTAATGCTTTGAGTCATCTGCGAACCCATCGAGGCGAGTGCGCCAATTTCCTGATTTTTGTAATTTGACTTATAGCTTACTTTGACTGATGGGGGCATATATAGTGTTATTGCTTTAGCCATTCGTGTTGTGCCTGGACGATCCATATGCAGTCCGCCAGCCGGGGGCGCGCTCATAAATGTTTCAGTATTTTCACCAGAACCTATGTTAAGATGCTCGTTAATAAACTTCTTGTCTTGAAATCCTACGGGCGCCGACTTATGACCGCGACCTCGGCGTATCGCCGCCGGCGCTCCACGGCTCACCGTGCCTTGGGTGTTTTCATTAATCATAAACATTATGTAATGACCTTGTTGGGGATCACCTTCAACACCTAGTGGATATGATAAGTTAATTGGCATGTCTAAATATCCTTATGGTTATGAAAGTATTTATGTGTTATGACATATAAAGGTCGATACACGCCAAAAAATCCACAGAAATATAAGGGCAATCCACGAAGAATAATATATCGTTCAAGTTGGGAAAGAAAGTTCATGGTGTATTGTGACACCAATAAAGATATTCTGGAGTGGGGTAGTGAAGAGATCATTATACCCTATTTATCTCCTTGGGATGGACGAATGCACAGATATTTTCCCGATTTCTATATCAAAGTAAAACAGAGTACCGGCACCATAAAAAAGTTTATCATAGAAGTCAAACCGAAGAAACAATGCGGTCCACCAATTGAATCCAGAAAAAAGACTAAACAATGGTATAAAGAAGTTAAAGCTTGGAGTATAAACTCATCAAAATGGAAATATGCGACTGAATGGTGTGATAACAACGATATGGAATTTAAGGTTTTAACAGAGGATCATCTGGGTATTTCTTATAAATAGTCATATGGCAGTAAGCAAATTCATACAATCAGTTAAAGACGAAGCAAGAGGCAGGCCTCGATCTACTCAATGGTATAAAGATAAAATCAAAGAGTTTGGTAAGCCAGGAACTTTGGATTTAATACGAGATGGTAAAAGGGACAGTAAACCCTTTTATGGTAAGCTAAACATGTTCGTATATGATCCAAAGCATAAGAAGAAACTGCCTTACTATGATACATTTCCTCTGGTACTTCCATTGGAAACATATCCTGATGGATTCCTTGGCATCAATATGCATTATTTACCCATACCGCTAAGAATAAAACTTTTGGATCGTCTGGTGGATTTCTCCAATAACACAAAATTTGATGAGTCTACCAGATTAATTGTTGATTATAGCAAACTAAAGAATATTAAACTAATTAAACCAACTCTACACAGATATCTTAGAGGCCAGATGAAATCGCAGTTCCGTAGAATAGATGCTGATGAATTCACCATTGCTACTCTTTTACCTGTGCAGAGATTTAAAAAGGAGTCCGCCAAAACTGTGTGGAGCGACTCAAGGGGAATGATCTAATGCATACTGGAGCACAATTTCTAGAGCCTACATCAAGCACCACCTTGGAAAATTTTATTTCTACATTTCATACTAATGAAGGACATGCTCAACCAAACAGATATGATGTAGAAATCTTTCCTCCAACTGGCGGCGATAATAGAGCAATCCAGTTGCGGTGTGAATCTATTACTCTGCCAGGACGTAACCTATCTACAACGGGTGATACAAATATTCATGGCCCGTTGAGAGAGGTTGTCAATAATGTAAACTATGCTGATTCTGTTTCAATGGTATTTCAAGCAAGTGCTGATTTAAGGGAAAGAGTATTTTTTGAGAAATGGCAATATATTGCTTTCAATCAGGAAACATGGAATGTAGGATATTACAACGATTATGCCTCAGGCAGTGTTGACATATATCTTTTGGATAAGAATAATCAAAGAAAGTATGGACTGAAACTTATGGAATGCTTCCCAAAGTCAATCGCACAAACAGACTTATCATACGCTGCAAACAATGAGATTATTAAATTATCCATTGATATGAATTTTAGATATTGGATAACGCTTGATACGACCCAAACAATCAAGAGCACTCAGTCCCAGGCTGCGGCCTCGGCGTCGCGCCACGGGCACACCAAGAATATCATGAGCGCCATGCCGGCCGTCGCGACCACGTTGATGAACCGGGCCGGCGGCGTCGTTTGGCAACAGATACCGCTTAGCGAATCGAGAATACTCGCCCGAGCGCGGGAGAGCATCGCGCGCGAGCGCACCGCGCTGCGCTGGCGCAAGCGCTTCCGCTAGAAAACATTAATCTATTGACCAACTAAACTTAAAGGATAAAAAATTATGGCATTACCACAACTTAATACCGCGACCTATGAATTGGAACTACCATCTACAGGAGAGACAATAAAATACAGACCTTTTCTTGTGAAGGAACAGAAAATTCTAATGATTGCACAAGAATCAGAAGACGATAAACAAGTAGAAAGAGCATTTGCTGATATT